GTGTTCCTTCGGTATCAAAAAAACGGCCTCCTTTGGCTAAATTGCAGTTTTGGCACAGCTGACGGAGGTTCCACAGTTCATCGCCGCCGCCAAGCCTCTTTGGAATCACATGATCAATGTGCATTGGGCCTTCACTTTGGGCGCATTGCTGGCAACAGCCATCACGCTTCAACACTAGCTCTCTGATCTTACGCCATTGCCGTGAGCTGCCACCTTTCCAGCCGCTGGACATCAATGCCACCCATGCTTTCGCCAATGTGCCAATGCACCATCGCAAATCTTTCCAGAATACCTGTGATTTATATAGCGCAAAGTCCAGTCAATCATGCGATACCCATCAAGGTTGCGGTACTTAGTGTTACGCATTTGACCTAAGCCAAAGTGATTGCCATTGGGATTGATAGCTTCTATTCTCCAATTACTTTCCTTGGTTATCAAGGTATTAAAGCATTGAAATTCTTTGTAGTTAATAATCCGTGAATGTGCATATAGCTTAAGAGAATCAATTGATGTAGTTTGTTTAACATCTTTTGTTGCATGTGCCGGTGTAATCCCAATTACACAAAGCACGGCCCAAACCATCAAACATCGCTTGCGAGCTATCCGGCTAACCGGCTCGCTACCGAGTTGTGATGGTATCGAGTGTGTCAAGCAAGGAGCGTAATCTTGAGCGATTCCAACAGGTTTCGCACACCTGTGCATAAAGCCTGTGGATAACTTATTCATTGACTTAGCTCAGCAATCCGAGCATCATCCACAATCTTGATGCCAAATGTGCCGCATCCCATGCATTGTGCAAACCACTCATGCTCTGTCAATTCGGCACCTTTCTTAAGGCCAAAGCGTTGCTTAGGCTTTCCGTAAAGCTTCTTGCATATTGCGCAATCAAATTGCAGGATGTGCATAATTGCTCCTTATCAATGTTTCAATTGGTTGCAAATTGACCTGTGGCACAGTCCAGTTGTTTTGGCTGGTGTTTTTGTATCGCGGCTTCTTGGCCACCGCTACGGGCATCCAGCCCACAATGTGCATCTTTGGTGTGTTGCCTGTGACTAACACCGCGATGTCTCGATCTTCTCGGTCACTCTCTTGAATCCACAAATTGCTGTTGGGATTGGCTGACCATTTGACCTCAATATGTTCGCCCACATCGGCCTTTGATTTATCCCATGTGATGCCAGGCTCATAGTCATAACCTAACCGCTTGGCCACCACCATCTCAGCCAGCATTGATTCGCCCATTTGTGCCACATACTCAAACCATGAAAGGTTTTTTACAATGCGTGAGCTGTGATCAGCTGACCTGTCATGGCAATGTGATATGGCTGCAATCATGCATTGCACCTCCTCAATGCGATCTATCATCGGCAATCTCCACAAAACCAAATGATGTTATCGGTGCGGTCATAGCCTTTTTGGTAGCCAAATTGATCCAATCGCCTTAGTTGTGAGCATTTGTCACATTGCTCAATTTTGTATTCTTCAACCAGCACACCATTGCACAGCAATTTGGCTGTCATGCTTTGTGGATGGATTATTTCAATGTAATCGCTCATTTTACCGACATCCAAATCATTGCCACCAATAGCAAAATTTCAACAATCAACAGGCTTACAATTAAGCGTTTTTTTGTCATAGTTATACCTGCGGCTTAAAAGTGCCATCGCTGGTCATGACATACCAAAGCGGTTTGCATTGCTTTTCTTTGATTTTCTCGCTGCAAAAGTATCCGGCCCATGGCTTGGGTGCATCGGGTTTGCTTTGATTCCATCGCATTGATCCATGTGCGCACATTGGCACCCCATTGACCGCCCATCCTGTTTCATTAGCTTCTTCGGCTTCTTCTCTAGTCTTAAAGCTTGGCACATCGCCAAATTTGGTTGTCCAGTAATCATGGTCAGCAGCTGGTGTTTCAGTTTTAACCGATGCCATGACCTCCTTTGTGGCCTTCTCCGTGCCACCCATCACCAATGCCATCACGCGCATCAAAGCTGAGGTGCAGGTATCTTCAACCATCCAACGCCTCATTTTGTCGCTGTAGGCTGCAAGAAACCCATGTGCATAATCAATGCCGGCAGGATCAATCTCGGTCTGATTGCGCCATGCTTTAGCTTGCACCAGCACATATCCTTTTTCGGCATTAAATTCAATGATGTGGGTTTCAAGCCTGCCTTGCGGATATGTGGCAATCCAGCGATCTGTGCGCTCTTTGTTGCCTTCGTAGTTGTCCATGAACGCCATTAGCGCACCGCCTGACCTGATGCATGGCGGCCAACGGCCTTGCCTCGCTGATAGCCATCTTTGTGGCCTTCTTTGTATCCAACTGCATAGCTGCAAATGGCCCATAAAATGCAGGCCACAACCATGAAGATAAACAATCCAATTTCACCTGATGTCATTTTTTTGCTCCCGTTTCTGGAAGCCGTGTGTCAGCTCCCAAATACAGAGTGACAGGCAATCCTGACATTTTCAACAATCATGCGTAGATTGTGGCGTGTCGCTACTTCTTTAAAGCTATTTCAAGGAGTAGTTGATCTAATCGTGCTTCTATCCTGCTCACTTGATCCTTGAGAGAATTGCCACCATTCGGTGAAAGCTCGCGCATGATCGATTTCACCATGAATCTCATTGACGAATAGATGGCAGTCAGCACCGCAAGAACAAGCCCACCGACCGCCGTCCATTCGCCTACGCTCATTTCTTTAGGCCAAGATCATCTTTAGGATTTGCCCAACGCGCAAGCATTGGCACCAATCCAGCAACCAAGCCCATTGCCAAATCTTTTGGATTCTGATTACCAGTCATCCACACAGCTAACATGCCAGCGACTGAGCTACGCGCCCAAGATGCCATCAGAGCTTTTGCTTTATCCATTATTTTTCTCCTTTTGGTCGGTCGGGCAAATCACCCGAAAACGCGCCATAAGTTGGTCGGCCATAACCGACAACAAATGACCTTGCTCCCAAAGTTCTAGATTTAACCATGACTTCGCCGCCATTGCGTTGATCTCCAGCACCTGATGTGTTGCCTTCAATCGTCACAATCTGTTTTTCTGAACATCGGATCACTAAACCGATGTGATTGATTGTCACTTTGTCATCAATAATAAAATCGAAAAACACAAAATCACCAATCTTTGGTGTTTCGTGCCATTGCTTGTTTTTCTTAAATGCCTCGGCTCCAGCTTTAGTGCTGACCACATTTGGCACTTTCACACCAGCTTGATCCGCGCACCAATTAAGGAATGACCCACACCACGGCAGCTTGTCGGCTTTCATGTGTTTGCCATACTTTGTCTCGTTGTTTCCAGTCTCAGCTGTGCCAACCTCGGCGAGCGCAATCTGGATTAAACGCGGCAATGTGCCTTGTGGAAAATTAGACACCCAATGCAGCTTTCAAATCATCAATGGATAAACCAACCGATGCCAATTTGTCTGCAATTGTTGGCTCTGGATCATCAATAGCTGTGTGTGCTGCAATTGCAGCTTCCAATTTTGCTTCTGTAATGTTGTCATTTACAGGCCAAATTGTGTTTTTTCCGTTTAAACTTTCCATGTTCAATCCGCCAGCTTTTAATTCTGCATCTAATTGAGCCAAATTGATTTTCTTAGTTGTTGTAATCATTAGCACACCACCTGAAATCTAGGATAAACGGACGCTGTGTCACCAATCATAGTTGTTGTTCCTGCATTGACTTTCCACTCCCAATCAAAATTATATGAAGTTCCAGCGGTTAAACCTGTAATAACAAAAGTTCTTGTTGGGAAAACTACTGTACCTTCGTAACTGCTGTTATAGGCTTGAAATCCATGTGTAGTGCCAGATCCACAATTTACTCGCCAATCTACTGTGGTTACACCTGAACTGCTCAACATTCCTGTGCAAGTCGCAACAGCGATAGTTCCTGTTGGTGTTGCCGTGATTCGAAGGTTTGTCGTATCAATCGCTACATAAGAAGTAGATGTCGTTGATTTATTAGCTCCAGCTGAAAGAGTTTTACCATAAGCCGATGCGCCCGATGCAGGTGTTGCCCATTTTAATCCTGTTGCCGTGGTCGAATCTGCTGTGAGCACTGTGTTATTTGCGCCAACTGTTAAATTGTCAAAAGTTTGTGATCCTGTGCCAGCAATCAAATCTCCTTTTGCTGCAATCTCTGTTGCCATGGAATTTGTGATAGTGACCGCACCTGATGTGCCACCTCCAGAAATGCCTGTGCCAGCCGTTACGGCTGTTATGTCACCTTGATCATTGGCAATCCACACAAAATCCATGTCGGTGTTTGAATTTTTTGCAAGAATTTGACCTGATGTGCCACCTAATAAATCAGCCATTGATGTTGCAACAGCTTGCCCAAAGACCTCAAAGTCAGCAGGTAAATCTGTTACCAAATCCGTTGCCGTAGGCATTTGCCAGCTAAATGGGGTTGTTGGATTACTCATGTTTTCTCCTTACGCTACGACTAACGCGGTTGCCCAATCTAGGCTTCCGCTGATTGTGTTCCATTGTTCTGCCGCTGATACATCTTCCCATTGCATGGCTTGCAAGCTAAATGACAGCGGAGAAATTATTGCGGTTACTGAGACAGAATTGTAGGAGGCACGCCATGACCAGCCTTCTACAAATCCAAGATATGTGCCGGAGGCCATATTGAGTGGCAAATTGGTTATGCGCAATGGCAAGCCCATAAAAATGCCAATCAAGGCATCTCGGTCAGCATCATCAATTTCTGAGTTTGTCAGCTCAAATGTGATTTGGTTGAAATTAGCCTGTGGATAGGCTCTGAGCGTTAAATAAAACGCGGCCTGATCCTCTGCATCATTTTGATGTTTGACTGTTGTTGTAATAATTTGGGCCAATTTGCCATAGGACAAAATGGAATCTGCATCGCTGTCTGTAACCTCTGAGTTTGAGTTAGTGCCATATTTGAGCACAATCTCATTTCGGATGTCACCAGCTCTCGTTTGCACAAACAATGAATTGGCTAGTGCTTGAGCTGCCGACACATCGGTGTAGCCATTGGTGGCCAGATAAATTGAGCGATGGTCTGCCGAGGCATAGGAGATTTGGCCTTGAGCGTTTTCGTAAATATAGCCCAATCCCGATGTTGCTAAAGCTGACACCAATGAATAGACATCAATGGTTGATGATGAGCGTTGTGCCAATTCATAGCTGCCCGGTGTGTCAATTTCGCCCAAGCCTGTGTTTTCAGCATTTTGCCATTGAGTGGTCGGATCATAAGCTGCCCATGTCAAAGCTGCTGGCACTTCATTCCATGAGTTGATTAGCAAATCGGTGAGAATGGTCAGAATCTGATCTCCATCAAAATCCTGTGTCAAAACACCATCAGTTAATGCTTTTGGCAATCTGGCCAAAGCTCCCACAGCTGTAATTCTGATTGATTGATTGATGCCAACAACACCCGATGCAGCTATGCCAATGCCTAAATCAACGACTGTGCCGCCAAAGATTGGCACAAATGTAGCTGTGGAATCCTGCAATTCAATAGTTACAGCATCATTGATTTCAATGTCAATGTTTGATTGATCTAAATTGATTAGCTCTAGGCTTACATATCCGGCATTTGCTTGCTCATAGATGTTTGTGCGCCCGCTGGTGATTGAAAGATTGGCCAACACATAATTTGTGTATTGAATACCGGCAATTTTAACGCGCCAAACAGGATTAAAAATGGTCATAAATAAACCAAATTGGCTGCGCCGTTTGTGCCTCTAAAAGTCGAATTATTGAGAGCATTGGCTGTTGCTCGGCTAAAACCTTCCTCATCAATAATTGATGGTGCATTGACATTGATTGTAATCCCACCTTGAGCGGCTAATCGTGCAGCGTTTTGAGAATCTGTAAAACCGCCGCTGCCGGCAGCTGCCAACCGAGCTGCATTTTGTGAATCAGTAAATGCACCTGTAATAGCTTTGGTTGCAGTTTCCGCTGTTTTCACGGCACTAGCTATACCTCCACCACCGCCACCCCCGCCACCTGAAACAGTTGTAGTTGCAGTTGATCCGCCTCCACCGCTGATTGCCCCCGGTGCGCCACCCACGGCAAAAGTTTCTGCACCGCTAGTGTCACTTGATCTTGCTAAAGCATTTGCTCCAGCCAAAACACCAGCAGCTAATGCAACCGCTCCAACACCAAGCAATGGGTTAAGAGCAAATGCCGTTGCAACACCAGCAACAATGGCTGATGCTTTTAGCAAATTATAAGCTTTTATCAATGTGTTAATTATTGCAATAGTGGCCACAACAGCGGCACTAATTTTGGAAACAACAAAAACTGTGCCAATAATAGCAGCCACCGCAATCAATTGATCCTTTAAATCAATGACTGTGTTTATCACGCCTCGAACTTTTTTGCCCCATTCAATGGCCGTAATTTGTGAATCGCTCAATCCGTCTTTGAGGCCATCCTGACCAGTTAAACCATCTACAAAGCTTTGTATGACAGGCACAACCTCAACAAGAATAAAAGTGGTCAATTGTTGGATGACGGGCAACAAAGCCGCGCCAATTTGTTCTTGAACCTCATCGGTAGCAATCTTTATGCGAGCAAAAGC